CGATGCCCGCGGCCGACGGGTCAACAGCGGTCGCCGGCGGATGCCCCGCCGGATGGGGTGCGTGCATCGCCGGGGCCTGCGTCGACCTCGCATCGTCGGCGGCCCACTGCGGCGCGTGCGGCATGGCGTGTTCGCCGATGTGGCGCTGCGCGCGCGGCGTGTGCACGTCGCCGAGCGGCGCCACATGCGATCCGGGGCAGGCGGACTGCGACCGCAACGAGACCAACGGCTGCGAGTCGGCGCTTCGGGTCGATCACATCAACTGCGGCGCCTGCGACAACAACTGCCGCGCCCTCGGGCTGTTCTGCCGCGAGGGCGTCTGCGCGCCGTAGCTACTCGTAGAACCCGAGAACGTGGATCGTCACCGTCGGCGCGCTGCCGGTGTTCGTGACGCGGTAGGCGATGTCCTGGTCAATGTCGGTGATCACGTCGAGCACCAGCACCGCGGACATCGCCGACGTACCGGGCACGGGGATGTTGACCTCGTCGGCGCCCGCCTCGCCCTCCGTGCGGATGTAGGCGTAGTTGATCGACGCGCCCGAGGTGCTCACCACCTCCACGCGAACCGTCGCCATCTGCGTGTGGAGCGGGACCAGCGCCGCGAGGTCGACGGCGGTGTTGCTCGTCGCGCTGCCCGCGTTGAGCGCGCGGGTGTCGGCGACGGCGGAGCCCGAGTAGTTGTAGAGGTAGCGCCCGCGCTTCATGCGCACGGGGATCGGAGCGCCCGTCGAGAGCGTGCGGAAGCACCCGAGATAGATGCGCGTCGAGTCCGCGCCCTTCGTGCACAAGTTGGCGTTGGGCGCCATGGTGCTGATCTCGAAGTCGAGCGATCCCGCGTTGTCGTAGGCGTAGACGTAGTACCAGGTGGAGTTCGCGAGGTTGCCGCCGCCCTCGATCTTCGACGCGCCGATGGTGCCGCCCGCGTAGGCGTAGACCTTGTGCGTGGTGGTGCCGCTTCGGTACGTCTGGACGTGCGAGATGGCGCCGATGCCGACGGTGAAACTCGCGTTGGTGCCGCCGCTCGCGACATAGAGCGACTCGGCCCACGAGGGGCGCGAGAACGACGCGGCGTCTTTCGCGAACTCGCATCGGTCCGCGAGCGCCTGGAGCAGCGTCGCGATGGGGGCGGCCCCGCCGTCCATCATCACGCGCTCGCCCGCGACCGCGCGAGTGAGGGTGGCGCCGTTGTGCTGTGAAACCGGTGTGATTGCTGCGGTCATGGTCGTGTCCCTGTCAGGTGAAAGCGTCCCACGCGAGGTGCAGCGAGTCCCACGCTGCGTCGTCCTCGCTCGAATCCCATTCGATCGCCGACCACTCAATCGAGCCGTCGCCCGCGTCCCACACATCGTCGCCATCCCACAGGACGTCGATGTTCCAGAGGAGCCCGCCGAACGTGACGAGCACGCGGTCGCACACGTCGCGGGCGCTGATCCACTGCCGCACGACGCGGCGGAGCTGGGGACGAATCACGTCGGGGTCGGCGGTCTCCGCGCCATCGGCCGCGCGGTACGCGTCCCACGTCGCGTCGCCGTTCCATGTGGCCGACCCGTCCCACGCGCCGAGGCCGCGGAAGATCAGCGTGACGCGCGCCCAGCGCGCCGTGTTGCCGTCCGACGGGAGTTGCGCGTGCGAGTAGACGCTCGGGTAGCCGTAGCCGAGAAGCCCGACGGCCTGCCCGATGCCGTAGCGGGTGCCCAGCCACGACCACGACTCCCAGGCGCCGCGGATGCGCTCGCGCCATGATGCGTCGGTCTCATCGTCGAGGGCTCTGTCGAGGCCGCGGTCTGCGCCGACGCGGTCGAGCGAATCCGACGGCGCGAGGCCAATGAAGCGCGCCTTGACGGCGTCCTTTGCGAGCGCCAGCGCGTCGTCTTTCTCGGCGCCGAGGCCCGCGGCCCATCGCTCGCCCCACGGCCCACGAAGCGCCGTGGGATGGAGCGTCGGTTGCCACTGCGCGTAGGTGCTCACACCGTCACCCACGTCAGCGTGACGGTGCCAACGACGGCCACCTGCCCGGCGCTGATCGCGGTGTCACCTGACGGCGTGGCCACGTCCACATCGCGCACGCCGGCGGAGGCGTAGATGGCGGCCCCGAGCCTCACTGAGTCGACCACGGCGTCGCCCATCGCGAGGCCGTTGATGTACGCGCTGATCGCGTCGGTCGCGATCACGCGGTTAGCCGTCGAATCGCTCGCGGCGAGCACGTAGACGGTCGCCGCGACGTTGACCGTTACCGCCGTTGCCGCCGTAACCGTCGCGGTGTCCGTGATGGGGTTGACGGCGTTGATGTAGGTCTGCACCGACGCCACCTGCGGTGACGTGGCCGTCGCCGAGGCCTGCGCGATGTACACAGCGACGGTGCCATCGCCGCCGCCCGGCACGGCCTGCGCGCGCGTGACCGCTGAGACGCCAGCGTTGAGCGCGTTGTACGTGTAGGCGTCGAGGTTGGCCCCGCGCCCGAGCGTCGACCAGCGCAAGCGGCACCGCGCGCGCAGCGCCGCATCGCTCTCTTCGGCGACGCCCGACGTGGTCAGCCACGAGCTCGCGGCGGTCACGGTGACGCCCGCGAGCGAGGGCGACACGGGCGTCGTGAGCAGCGTCGAGCCGCTGACGTTGTACGCGGTGCCAGGGCTCTCAGCGCGCACATCGACGACCAGCGTCCCGCTCGACGGGAGCGTGAGCGTCGTGGTGTTCGTCGAGCGCCAGCGCCGCGTGCCGTCGGTCACGACGAGGGCGCCCGCCGTGATGCTGTACGGGCCCGCCGTCGCGACGCACGCGAGCGTCACGGAGCCCACGGCGAACACCGCTGGCGTGCGCGTGAGGTCGAAGAGACCCGCCGCGAGCAGCGTCAGCCAATCGCCCGTGGCCGTGTCGAGGTAGCCCCCGCGGGCCACGTCGGCGATGACCGCGCGCAGGTCCGCGAGCGCCGCGGCGTCGGCGACCGCGAGCGTGCGCCCCGCGTTGCCCGGCTGCCACGCGGTGACCGGGAAGCCCTGCGCCGCGAGCGCGGCGAGGATCTGCGAGAGGTAGGCCTCCTGCGTGACGGGCGTGGTGAGCGAGGCGTAGCTGGTGGTCACACGGGCTCCGTGGCGAGGATTTCGGCGGTGACGGCACCGACGGCGAGCACGAGGCGAAAGGGCCCCGCAGCGGTCGTGATGCGCGCGGCGACACGGAGCGCGCCTGCGGCGAAGGTGATCGTGGGCGTCGCGGTCTCGACGCGCTCATCGGCCTCGAGCTCGCGCTTCACGACGGCGCCGAGGGCGGCGAGGTCGCCGGGCGTCAGCGAGTCGTTGAGCCGCGAGCGCAGGTCGTAGCCGTACGACGGATCGTCGAGGAGCGACCCGCGCGGGGTGACGAGGCGACGCGCGAGCGCCTGCCCCAGCCCGCGCCATCCGCTCACGGGAGCGAAATAGGGGTCGAGGTCCGCAGCATCAGGCGTCGCGATGTCGGTGCCGAGCTCAAGCACGGAGCACCGACGTGCCCGTGATCTTGCCCGAGAGGGTGAGTGTCGAGGGGCCGACGAGCGACGCGGCGCCCGTGAGGACGATGCCGACGGCCTGCGGCGCGCCGCCGGGCGGGGTGTAGGTGATCGTCATAGTGGTCAGGCCGGGCGACGGGGTGCCGGAAGAGAACGAGAAGGCCAGCGTCCCGTCCGCCGTCGTGTCGTCGGTGCGCGCTGCCTGCCGCGTGCTCGCGTTGACGGCCGCGGAGGTCATCGTCCCAGCCGTCCAGAGCGTCGCGACGGGCTTCGACGGGTCGCCGCCCTCGTAGGTCAGCGTCACGCGCTCGCCCACGGGGACGACGGCCGTCACGCCGGGGAGGCCGTAGCGGATCGGCACGCCGGAGCATGGCGGGACGCGCGCGTCGTCGGGCACGAGGTCGAGCAGCCCCGCGGCGCTCTGGGAGACGACGCGCGCCGGGTAGAGCGCGACGTAGTCGACGCGACGGAGCGCGCGACGGATTACCGCGTCGACCACGCCGCCGAGGCCCGTAGCGCCGTCGGCGAGGATCACTGTGCGCAGGTCCGACGGCGTCGCCCGGTGCTCCACCTGCCCGACGCGCACGGGGTCGCGGCCAGGGAGCGCGAGCGTCACGCCGGGCACGATGCCGAGGGTGTCGCCCGCGAGCACGAGGCGCCCCGCTTCGGGCTGCTCGTCGATCACGTCGACGGCGCCCGTGGGCGTGTACGTCGCCCAGGCGTCGGCGCCGAGCCACACGGAGCCATCGGCGAGCGTGCGCCACGAGTAGCCGGCTGCGCGCGCCACGTCGGCGACGGCCGTCGACGCGGGCGCCGCGATGCGGTGCCAGAGGTTCGCGAGCGCGCCGAGGTCGTGCGCGTCGCCCGAGAGCGTCTCGCCCGCCGAGAGCAGTGCGTCGGCGAGCACGGTGCCGAGCGTCGAGCCGCGCTGCGCCACGGCGCCGAGGGTGCCAGCGAGCCCGCCCGCGCCGCCGACGATGCGACCGCGCCACGAGCCCGCGACGAGGCCGCCGCGCGCGACGGTGCCCGACCACGTCGCGCCGTCGATCACGAGCGAGACGCGGCCCGTGATGGCCTCGGCGCTGTCGACGTCGAGGTCTGCCACCCACGCGCCCACGCGGGGGATCGTGAGCGCGCAGAGGGTGACGCGCGCGCCGTCGATGGTGATCTCAGCCACGAGCTACGGCCCCGCCGCGCCCGAGGCCGAGGGCGTCGGGATGGGGGTGTTGCGGAAGGTCGCCGCGATCTCAGGGTCGATGTCGGCCCGGTCGCTGGTCTGCACCGGGGGCGTCGCGCGCGTGGTGGTGTTGCGGCGCGGAGGTTCGCGGTACTCCGTGGCGCGGATCGTCCACGTCACCTTGCCCTCGTCGGCCACGGGGAGCGTCGCGCCGGTCACGTAGACCTGCGTGATGCCCGCGAACGCCAGCGAGGGATACGACACGTCGAGCGCACGCCGGCGCGAAGTCGGCCCGCCGCGAGGCGCCACGAGCAGCGCGAGCGATTCGATCTGCGCGACGTGCGCCGGGAGCCACGCCGTCAGCGTGAGGGTGAGCTCGACGAGGTCGAAGCCCTTGTCGACGATGCGCGCTCCGTCGGCGCCCGCCGCGCGGCGCTTGTCGATCTTCTTCTTGAAGGCGTCGCCAGAGACGACCGCGAGGCCGCCGAAGCGCACACCGCCGAGCGTGAGTGTGTCCCACGCCTCGCCGCCCGCCTCGTGCGGGATCACGAGCGCGCTCACACGTCACCGCCCGAGAGCGCGAGGCGGTCGAAGCTGAAGCCCATGCGCGCCTCCATCTCGTCGACGATCGCCGAGGCCTCGCGGCCCGCGCCGTCGATGAACACCTGAAAGACGCCACGGCCCGCGCCAGTAGCCCCGGTGGTACCCGCTGCGCCTGGCGCAGCGACCATGGCGCGCACCGCACCGTCGACGCCCGCCGCGCCGCCCGTGATGCCGTCCTCGAAGCCCTGCGCGGTATGCCCGCCCAGCTCCTCGAAGACCTTCGACGGCGACTGAATCCCGAGCGTCTCGCGCACCGTATCGACGGCGCCCGTGGCGAGCCCGGAGACCGCGTCGGCCGCGGCGGTCGCCCTTCCGCGAATGCCAGCCGCGAGACCGTCGACGATCTGGCCGCCCGCCGTGACCATCCGCGGGATGATGTCGATAACCGCGGAGACCATCATCGAGCCGAACGTGTAGAGCTGTTTCGGCGCGCTGGTCAGATCCTTGATGAACCACTGGACGAACCCGAGGGCGCCACTCAGCCCGACAACGGCCACGGCCGCGATGCCTCCGAGGAACGCAAGCACGCTCACGGATAGACCGGCGATGTGGCCGAATGCCTCCGCGAGCGCGCCCATCGAAGCCACGAAGTCGCTGGGGTCGCTGTCTTTAAGGCTGTCGAGCAGCGGCGAGAGCCCCTTTGACAGCCCCGTCAGAAAGCCGCCGCCGATCGTGCGCACGGCGCCGATCACTTCGGGCAGCGTGTCGGCGAGGAAGGTGACGAAGGCTTCGATGTTCTCGGGCGTCAGCACGCCGGAAATGGCCTGCGCGCCGGTGTCGATCAGAGCGGAGATGCTCGATTGGAGCTTCTTCCCGCCCTCGGTCGAGCCGTTGAACGCGTTTCCCAGCGCCGTGAGGCTCGCGGCGAACGCGCGCACGCCGGGCAGCCTCTCAAGACCTTCGATGCCCGTAACGAGTCCGAAGAGCGACTCTTCGAGGTTCGAGATGGAGCCCGCGAGGGTGTTGCCCTGCACGCGCGCGAAGCCGCCGAGGCGCTCGCCGGTCATGGACTGCACCGCCGAAAGGGCCGCGTTCGTGCCCTCGGCGCCGGTGATCTGACCGCGCTGCATGAGCGACTCGACCTGCGTGCGCTGCGAGGCCTCGGTGCCGCGAAGCCCGCGCTGGCGCGCGATGGCGCCGAACACGTCGCCGCGCCCGATGCCGAGCTCGCCGAGCTGGTTGAGCTCCTCGGCTTGCAGCTTCCCACGCCCGCGGATCTGCGAGAGGGCGCGCACGAAGCGCGATTGCGCCGTGGAGTCGCCAGCGTTGAGCGCGCCCACGTCGAGGGAGCCCGCGAGCACGCGCTCCTCGTCGGCGCCGCGGAAGCCGCCCGCCGCGAGCTGCTGCCGCGCGGCGATCACGTCGCGTTCGTTGCCGGGCGTGAGGCGCGCAAGCGCCTGCGTCTGCCGGTACGCTGCGCCGCCGACGCGCGCGATGGCCTCGCGGCCCTGCCCGCGCCCGCGCATGAGCGTCCCGAGCGTGACCACGGCGCTCTCGCGAAACCGGATCATCTCCAGCACAGAGCGCCCGATGGTCGCGGCGACGCCGCCGAAGGCCGCGCCGATGGCGACGCCCGCGCCCGCGATGGATGCCGCCACGGTCGCGACGCGCGAGAGCCCGCCGACCGCCGACGACACCGCGCCCGTCATGGTGCCCGCCGCGCGCGTGAGGCCACCGACGGCGCCCGACGCGCCGCCGAGCGACGCTTTCAGCGCGTCGATCGACGACACGGAGCGACGCAGCGACGGCGAGATCGCGTCGACCGCCCGGAACGTCCATGTGAGGTTTTCGGCCACGTCTATTTTTTCGCGTGCGAGAGCACGAATGCGCGGTGTAGCTGCAGCGCCTCGACGACCATCAGGGCGCCGGTGCGTGCGTGCGGGTCGATCGAGTCAGGGTCGAGCCCTGAGAGGGCGAGGATGCACGACGAGGCCGTCCACTGGTCCCGCCGCGCCTCGTCTCTCAGGGCGACGATTCCCCCACGGACGCCTTGAACTTCTGGCCCACGCGCCCGACGAGCGCGCGGCCCGCGTTCTCAGCGATCCAGGGGGCCTCGTCGCGGATCGCGTCGAAGTCGGTCTTCGACGGGTGCACGAGGAGCTCCCGCGCGATGAGCTCGGGAACCACAGCGCTCGCGTCGTCGCCAGCCGTGATGCGCTTGTCGGCGGCGTTGAGGCGCCGCCAGTGCGATGCGCTCGCGGCCTTGAACACCAGCGACACGTCGGCGCCGTCGGTGACGTTGATCACCAGCAGGTCGCCGTGCTTCGCCTCGAGCTCCTTCACCTCGACAGCGGTCAGGAGCGCCATCACTGCACCTGCGCGGTCACGCTGGTGTCGTTGATCGGGGAGACGCCGTTGATGAGCAGGTCGACGAACATGAACGGCACTTCGACCGTGAGCGGGTCGGTGCCCTGCTCCGCGCCGCCCTTGCCGCCGCCGAAGCGCACGCTCTTCAGCACCTCCGTCTTCGTGCCGAGCACGGAGTCGCTGTACTGAATCACGATGGTCCGCACGGTGTCGCACCAGCCCGCCGTCGAGGCGAGCGCGTCGTACTCCGAGCGGTGGAAGGTGATGGAGCCGCTGCCGGGCTTGAGGCGCCCGCGCGTCATGCCGAGGGGCTTGCGGCCTGCGCCCTCGATGAGCGAGCGCTCGACCGTCCACTCGAAGGAGATGGCGGTGATTTTGAGCAGCGGAGGCCCGCCGTCGGAGCGGACTTCGATCGTCGACCAGTCGTACTCGCGGTCATTGATGATGGGCATGGGTCACTCCGCGGTCGAGAGACTGAGGTCGATGTCGATGAGCGTCGCGTAGCCGAGGGGGCGCACGCGCACCTTGAAGTTGAGCTGCGATGTGCTCACGATGTTGTTGGTTCGGTCGACGGCGCTCGACGCCGCGCTCGCGAGGCCGTTGGTGACGAGGTCGCGCACGAGGGCGGCGGTCACGTACGCGTCGATGGCGTCGGCGTCGCGCGGGTCGAGCTTGCCGCCCGCGATCGTCCGCACGTTGTCGTTGATGTACTCCTGCGTGACGGCGACCGCGAGGCGCGCGGCCTCCTTCACCAGGCGCACGTGCATGATGCTCGTGAAGTCCGAGCCCGCCGTCGCGCGGGTCATCGCCGTGGCGTAGTAGCCACCGCGCCCGGGGAGCGACTGCGCGCCCATGAAGCGGCCCGTGTCGAGCGCGGTCATGGTGCGGAAGTCATGCGAGAGGTCGCCCCCGTCGATGCCCGAGAGCGCGCCCGACCGCACGCGGCCGGGGTGCTCCGAGAGGCTCGCGCCGCCAGACACTTCGCGCAGGAGCGCGAGCCGCGGGCCGATGAGCCACGAGACGTTGCGGCGGACCTTGCAGCCCCACACGGCGTCGTAGTGCAGCGCGAAGGCCGCGCAGACCGCGCCGTGGCGCGAGGAGAAGGCCGAGAAGCCCGGCGACGTGCCGAGCAGCACGCCCTGCCAGGTCGAGGTGCTCTCCGCGCTGCCCTCGGGGCGCGTGCCCGCGAGCCACCAGCGGAAGGTGTTCGTCGCCTCGAGCGTAGACACCGACGTGTCGAGCGTGCTCACGGTCGCGCCCGTGACGTGCTCGGCCACGTGCACGAACTCGTGGTCGAAGGTCGTGGTCTCCAGCGCGTCGAGCGCGAGCCCGAGCGCGGTGGCGTCCCAGATCGGCGAGGTCGTCGAGAAGGCGAAGGTGTCGTCGGCGACGAAGGTGCCGTCGGCCCACGTCACGGTGACGCCGAGGTTCGTGAGCGCGAGCACGCCCGCGAGCGGCACGGCGATCTCTTCGCCGTAGCTCAGCCCGTTGTCGAGCGAGACCTTGACGGCGGCGGTGACGGCCGCGAGGCTGGCGCCCGCGCGCGCGACCTTGATCTTCACGAGGAAGTCGTCGACGGCCGTGCTGGTCGTCACGGTCATCACGGCCGTCGAGGTGCCCACGGCCGTGACGGCGCTCGCGGAGCCCGCCGTCGTGCTCGCAGCCTTGACCATGACGAGCGGCCCGCCGACACTGCCGAAGTACTCGGCCGCGAGCGCGGTCAGCTTGCCGTAGCCGAAGGTGGCGATGACGTCTTCGAGCGACGAGTAGAGGCCTGCGGTGGCCGCAGTGCCCGACGACGAGCAGCCGACGATGGCGGGCGGGCGCGCGAGCTGGCGCGACGTGCCGAGGGCGCCGTCGCCGATCGCGAGCGTGGTAGATGCGATTCCCATTGAGGTTTTTCCTAGCTGTCTGAGGGGACGAAGACTTCGCCGTCACCGGCGACCGCAGCGGAGGTGTCGAAGGCCACCGTGGCGACCGTGGCGACGGTGGGCGCCGTCTCGGAGACGAAGGCGCGCAGCGTCACTCGGTGGGTGACGGCCTCGCCCTGCGTCATCGCGTCGCCGTTCGCCCATCGGCCCGCACCGAGCGTGTGCGCAGCGGGCCCGACGGTGGAGCGCAGCGCGCGCACCAGGGCGTCGCGGAGCGTCAGCGCGGCCTCGTAGTCGGCGCCGCAGCACTCCACGTCGAAGGTCGCGTCGATGCCCACGATGGCGCGCGACAGCCCGTTCGCGGTGGCGCTCTGCTTCGGCGCCGGCGTCGGGTCGTCGGAGACGGGCACCCATCGCAGCCGGGGCGGGGCGCCGAGGTCGTCGGCCACACGCGCGCCGAGGCTGTACGTGGTGCCCGCCACCTCGACGGCGACCGCGGTGTTGACGGCGGTGATGGTGCTCGTGAGGGTCATTCGGCGGCGCTGTCGATGGCCTCGAAGGCGGCGTCGCGGAGACGCACGGCCCACGAGGCGGGGAGGTCAGGGACCGGCAGAAAGGGCCGCGCCGGGATCGGGCCGCGGCCGTATTGGTGCGTCGCGGCGTAGATCGGATCGGCGGTGATCACGAAGCCGTCGCCCGAGAGGCGAGGGGCCGCCGTCACGCTCGCGCGGAGGCGCCCGGTGTCCATCAGCGGCTTGCCGCGGTCACCGCGTCGCCGGTTGCGCGCGCGGGCTTTCGCGAGCGTGCGCCACGGTGCGCCGCTCGGCGCGGTCGACTGCCGGAAGCCTTCGGCCACGAGGTCGCTTGCCTCGGCCGCCATCGCCTTCACGGCGTCGCGGGTGCCGCGCTTTCCGAGCGTCGCGAGGCGCTTCTCGAGCAGCGCGAGCGCGGCGAAGTCGCCGACGACGCCAGCCACTACCAGCCCCGCTCGCTCGACGAGGCCGTCGAGGGCGCTGTGCTCGCGCGTGCGATCGGCGTCGCGGTCGCGGTGGTGTTGCCGCCGCTCACGGAGGCGCGTCCCGCAGAGATGTCCTTCAACCAGGCGCGCGCGTTGTCGGCGCGCAGCGTGATCGCGTCGCCGTTGGCGCGCGTCGCGTCGAAGCCGCGTGTGGTGAGCAGCGTCTCGGCGGCGATGGCACACACGCACTGCGTCAGATCGACGCCGTAGCTGGTGAGCGGGAGCGTGCCGTAGCGCGAGCGCAGGTAGCTGTCCGCGAAGACGCTCGCGGCGTCGAGCGCGGCTTCCTGCGCGGCCGTCGCGATGCCCGAGAGCGCCGCGGACGGGAGCCCGAAGCGCGCGAGGTCGGTGGTCGTTGCGTAGGCCATGAGGTGCGGTCCGGGGCGGTGGCGCGAGGAGGCGCCGTGGTGTGATGGTCCGCCCCGGTGGGCGGGGTGCGAGGCGAGAGAGCGGCGCGGATCAGCCGGTGCGGCGGAAGATCTTCTTGGGGTTGCCGCCCGCGGCGGTGTGGCGCTTGCGCATCCCCCACTTGTACTCGTCGAGCGTGAAGACCGACTCGTCGGCGGGGTTGAAGAAGCTCACGACCTCGATCTGATCGCGGTCCTGGTAGATCACGCCGCGGTCCTCGGGGTCGTTCGCGTCGGCCATGTACCAGTAGGCGTCGTTGCCGCCGTGCGCGGTCGAGAGCTGCGGCGCGACGACGACGGTGTACGCGCCCTTGTAGACGTTCACCTGGAGGTTGTCGGTGCCCGTGTTGCTCTCGATCACCATGTCGGCGTTCGCGATCTTGCGGGCGACGGTCTCGAGCGCGGGCGGCACGATGAGCACGTTGGGGTTCTCGTTCGCAACGTCACCGTCGGCGGACTTGAGCTCCATCATGGCGCTGCGCGCGGCTGCCGCGTTGGTCGGCGTCAGGGTGCCGCTCGCGGTGTTCGCGTACGTCGCGGAGCCCGCGTCGGCGGGGTTCTCCTTGTGCGACGCGTGGAAGAGCGCGAGGCCGTCGAGGCACGCGCTGTTGCCCGTGAGCACGGTCATCACGAGCTTGTCGGGGTGGCGCACGAACTTCGACGCGCCCGAACGAACGCGCGAGATCGCCTGCGCGATGGTGCCCGTGAGGTCGTCCTCGACGTCCGTGCGGCGCACGGCGTAGGTGAGCTCGAAGGTCTGGTTGGCGACGCGCGCGCCGTTGATGACGAGGCCGTTCACTACGCGCTCGCCGACCCACTCGCGGATCGCGGCGGGGTCGATGATCTGCGGGTAGATGTTCTCGGCCGACGAGCTCTGCTGCGTCGTCGCGAAGATGGGGTAGCGGGGCGTGTAGGACTTCGCGTTGTACGCGTCCATGAAGCCCATGCGCACGCTCATGTTGAGCCTGCGGAGGTCGGTGGAAAGCTGTGCGGAAGGCATGGTCGGTCTCCTGTGTGTGGGTGCGGCCGATCAGGCCAGCGTGCCGGGGACAGCCCCGATCGGGTGAACGTCGACGAGGAACATGTCGGCGGCGCCGCTCGACTCTTCGAGCGCGGTGCCCATGACGAACGAGCCCGTGAGCGCGGCGGTGGCCGAGGCGCCCGAGGCGTCGCACTTCGTGGTGACGGCGATCTTGGCGCGGCCCGTGGTCACGGCGACGGCGATGTTGACGCCCTCGGTGATGGCCTCTTCGGCGAGCATCCGCACGAGGCCGCGGCGGCGCACGATGGCGACCGCGCCCGAGGCGGGGGCGTTGAGCAGCACGCCGAGAGCGGTCATGCCCGCGGTGGCCGCGAGCACGACGGCGCCCGACGAGTTGAGCGACACGAAGCGGAACTGCCCCGTCGTCGAGAGGTCGGCGCCCGCGACAATCAGCACGTCGTGGGCGTTCTCGCTCTGCGAGAGGAGGCCCACCTCGACCAGCACGTCCGAGCCGTCGAGGCCCATGCACTTGCCCACGGGCGGCAGGGTGCCGATCGCGGTGATGCGCGCGACGGTGTTGTCGTCGGCGGCGTAGCACACGCGCCCGATGTCGGCGTCGGTGAGCGCCGAGGTCGACGAGCTGTTGTTCATCGAGAACACGCCGCGCTCGATGTCGACGAGGATCGCGGCGGCGGCGCCCGCGCTGTTGTCGGCGGTGGCGACGGCGACGCCGACCACGAAGAGCGTCGGGTCGGCGCTCGCGGGCACGGCGTAGCCCGCCTGGTTGACGGCGACGATGGAGCCGCCGTAGATCACCGTGGAGGCGGCGACGGGGGCGCTCTTGAGCTTCATGGATACGGCCTGCGAGCCGCTCCGGCGGAGCACACGGGAGGCAGAGAGGGCGGTCATCGAGGTCTCACTTCATCGCCGCGGCGGCGGCTTCGGGGGTGGCGGTGGGGAGGAACTGACGCACGAAGGCGAGGTCGCTCGACAGCTCCTCGGCGGCCACCGCGGGCTTCGCGGCGGTCTCGGTCGTCTGCACGACGGGGGCGCGGGCGGCGCGGTACGAGCTGAGGGCCGCGGCGTCG